TTTAATACCTCCACATGAGCGTCGTATCGTCAACGCTCCACATTAATGTCGTATCATCTGCGGACCACATGTAGTCCGCGCTGTCGCCATAACTGATCGTAACCCATGGCCCGCGTGCCGTGCCTACAGCCGCAACGCGCAGGATTGTCGCGTTGCCGTAAATTGCCCTGGCCGTGAATGTTGATGCTGAAGTCTCGCCAAGTCGAGTCCATGAATTCCCGTCAGAACTTGCTTCAATCAGGTAGTGGTCGGCCCACGGCGACGGTTGCCAGGACAAAAGCATCGTCTCCACATCATCCGGCCTGGACACGGCCAGAAGCCCGGAGAGCGACGGGGCCGCTGTGTAATTGGCAAGCTGGCTTGTAGGCGAAACCGGGACAATCAGGCCCTCTTCGGCGGTATGGACGTTGTCGTGTTCGTTGACTGCCTGTATCTCGACCCGCTCCATGGACCGGGGCATGACGGACAGGACGCGGGCTTTTTGGCTCCATGTCTCGGCCCACCCGAAGGAAAAGCGCGTGCGCTCATAGTCGCTGCCGGTGTACGGCTCCCATTGCTCGTTGTTGGCATCAAGCATGGGTTCCGCTGCGATACATTGGTATTCGGACAGGCCAGCCGTGACCACGAAGGGGCCAACCATGCTGCCATTCTTGGCCGCGAACGCGATGTAGTGCGTCTGGCCTTCTTCCCACGTCAGCGGCTCGGAGAGCGTGAGCGTGGACGTTCCTGCATCCCAGCCGACCACATCGCCACCTTGGCCCCATCCTGGCATGTCGTGCTGGATTGCGATGAGGTCGCCAAACGAAGGGATGAACCCCTCCATCTCCGTGGAAAACTTGATGACCTTGCGGCGGTAGCGGTTCGACGCTGCCTGGTATGTGCCTTCCTTGAAAGCCTGGGCGCGCGACGTGACCAACGCCAAGTCCATCTTCGCGGGCTTGCTGGCCGCCGAGCCGGGGAGCATCGCCAGGACGCGCTTTTGCCGCCACGCAGCGCCATCGAAATAGGACACCGAAACCGCGTCTGCCGTGTCCTGGCTCGGCATGATATAGTCGATGGAGAGCGAGTTTTTGATGATATTGCGGACGCCGAAATGGGCAACCGGGAGCACTGCCGCTTGATCACGGAAGAATCTGACAACACCGGCTTGCATGTACGGCTTGCACCGTCCAGCGGCTCCGATGCGCGTCAATGTCTCCCAGAACGACATTGTGGAGTCGATGCGCCCGTCGCATGTGTCGCCGCGTGCCGCCCATGTCGCGTCGAGTTGCAAAAGCGTGGCAAGGTCAATCTGCGCATCCGTGAGGCCGATCTGCTTGCAGGCATAGGCAAGTGCCCATGCGATGGACCGCGTGGCAGTTGGGATTGACCAAATGGTTCCATCCCAGATCGGGAGCCGCCGCGTGGCGATGACGTTGATCTTGCGACTGGATATGCTGGAGAGTTGGTCGCTGGACCGCATCCGCATGGCGATCAAGGTTACGTCGCCGTAGGTCGCGTCGTCTTTGAGGTAGGCCCGGAGAGAACCCCAGGCGATGTCATGCCCTGCGCGGGTCGAAGTGTCCTTGGTCGTTGTCCGCTTGGCGCGGACTTCGTACCGGCCCGGCTCGACGGCGAACTTGAGACTGTACCGTTGCGGCGTGGCGCTGGCCGCTGTGTATGTACGGCTCCCGAGCGTTACGTAGGTTCCGATAGCCGCCCCGTCTTCGTCGATCTCGCGGGCCTCCACGGCGACACCGATGGACTTGGCCGACAGGCTTCCGTTATCCTCTGCGTAATACAGGCCACGCGGGCAAACAAAGTCGATACCGATGTAGTTTGCCTCTGTGTCGGCTGCGTTGGCCACGAACGGGCCAATGTACGTATTGTAAGCCATATCCTGCCCACTGACCTCTGGCGAAGTCGTGACGGACGCCGGAAACATGGTCACTTTCTGGTATGGTTGGACAACCTCATAAGTGATTTCCTCGAAATTCGAGATCGCAGTGTCTTCAATGCGGATGGCTTCGATGTCGTATTCGCCCCTGCCAATGCACAGGAGTTGATATAGAAACTGCTCGTTGCCGACGAACTCCTGGTAGGGGTTCGCGGCAAAATCCGGGTAAGCGATGTGCCGCCCGAAGTGCTCGGGGATGGCCTGCTCAAGCCTCGCGCTGTTGCCTTGGGCCTGGATGGAGTAGGTTGGCGATGCGGACGCCCCGGCCCCGAAGTTCCCATTGCCGCCAGAGGTCTGGGGTTGGATAGGGAGTACCGCGTTGACGATAGCCGTGCCGACCAGCATGACCGTGCCAGATATGAGCGCCCCGGCTGTTGCGGTTGAGACCCCCATGCTCGTTGCAAGCCCCGCCGCCCAATACTGTTGAGCGGCCACAGCGACGACCATAACCGCGATCATTGCAATGATTCTGACCGGGTTCGACCCGCCACCGCCTCCACCTGCCGGGATAGCCTCGGCATCGATGAATACTAGGATGCGTCCGTTTTCAACGTAGAGATTCCAATCCTTCCGCAGTATCGGTTTACCGTCGAGTAGGGCGATGTAGGGGCGGTCCCACTTCGGGTCGAGCGCGGCTATCGTCTGGCCCGTGGCCTGCTCTGTGCGGCGCCTTGACGGCACAAGCACATGGGCGTGGTATATGACTGTCGCTGCTTTCACATGCGGCTCCTGTGTCGTAGATATTCACGCCGCCCGAAGCCGGAAACACGCCATGACGCATCTGTGGTCCAAATGACGCACGCGTCACGAATGGCGTGCAGGACTCCGCCACCGTCAATGTCGAGCCAGACGCCAACATGGTAAGGCCTGCGGATGACCACGATGTCGCCATGCTTCGGAGCGCCGTTGACGAGTTGCCACCCCTGGGCCTCGGCCTGCGTGCGGATCAGTCCAACCATGGCCATGCCGTCGTCATAGTCCGGCGCGACCACTTCGGGCATAGGGATGCCAAAATGGGCCTGCTGGATCTGGCGGACCAGCCCGGCGCAGTCGTAACGATCAGGGCCTTGTGCCCCGCGCTCGTAAGGGATGCCGATATACGGCGCAAACTCGCTCATGACACCAGTCCCGGAAATTCCTCTGCGGTGTATTCCAGCGTCGGAAACTTGCGGTTGATCAGGTCGGGAAACCCGGCCACGGCTGAAATCTGGAACACTGTGCAGGATACGGTCATGATCTCCATGTGTATCGGCGGGTCATTTTGCGGGCCGGCCAGGTCGTTACTCAGATACTCCCGGTAAGTGCAATCGATAACGTCAGTCGTGCCAGTGGCGTTCTCGATTGCGGCGGTGATGAGCCGGGACACGTTGTCAATGGTGATCGTCATTTGTGGCACGCCGCTGGCCGAAATTTCCGGCTTGAGAAAGTCGAAGGCATAACCAACAAACGTGACCTCCGCGCCCGGATCTTCCGGAGCGTCGGCCTCAAGGTATGCCGTCAGGTCGGCACGGTCCCGCACGATCCGGATTGGAGTCGTGAATGAGGGATGCCGGATTTCGAGCGTGTGATATACGACGATGCCACGCGGGGCGCTGGCGTATGCTTCTTTGAGCGCTTCGGAGAGCGTTGCATCAGGCATAGCGCACCTCAAGCTGGCCGGTAACAAGCCACCTGTGATTGCCGGTCATGTCCCATTTCGGCGTGCCTTTGAATCTGGCCTCAACCGCAGTCGCCCCGCCCTTGCCAACCCACAAAGAAATGTTGAACCACCCGGCCCCGCCGTCCGCGTCATCCGCGCTGTAAAGCCAAGTGCGAAACGTCGCCATTTGCGTGTCAGACAGGTTGACGGCAAAGCGCACCGTGTCCACCTGCGCGAAGGATCTACGCCTGACGCGCTGTGTGCCGACCTCCATGTCGGTTGCGACGGTCTGATCAACCGGCTCGATGCCGTAGCCGTCAACGAGCGGGGCGGGGAGAGTAGAGGGCCATGTTGCCATCAGTATGCTCCAGGGGCGCGACTGAGCCCGTATGATTTGGTGATTGCCTGCGGCACGACGCCGGAACCCCTGTTGATGTCGGACGCGATGGAGGATTTGATTTGCTCAACCATCACGTCAAGGATGTTGACGCCGTTCTCTTGGCGGGACTGCGTCTTGCCGCCGTTTCCGGGGCTTTCGATGATGTTGACGACAAATCCTCCGCCGCCGGAAACCTTCACGCCGAGGTCGTTGTTACTCATGCGTGTAAGCGGCATGATAGCTTCCGGGCCAGCCTCACCCATCAAGTGCCCGCCATTGGCCCAGAACTGCGTGGGCTTCGTGACGATGGAGTTTGAAAATTCGGAGATGCCAGGACCGGAGAAGACGTTGCCATTGGCGCTGCGGGACATGAAGCTGGACAGTTCTCCGGCATAATTGAAGCCACTGCTGACCGATCCTGCTGCGGTCGACGGCCCCGAGAATAGGCCGGAAAGGAAGTTCCCGGCGGCACCCCCGAGTGGCCCGACGATCTGCTGCTGTACGACGATCCGCATCATATCGCGGATGATCGAGTCGGCGAAATCTGAAAACTCCATTTTCCCGGTCATGGCAAAATCGACAATCGCATCGCCCATGCCCTGGAACGCCGTCGAGACCGTGTCTTCCATGGCCTGGGCAGAATATGCGCCCCACGTCGTAAGCTCATCTATGGCTTCTCGCTCAGTTGCGACTGCGGAAACCCTCGCAGCTGTGCCCTCGACAATGGCTGAAACCCGCCTGCCCTCGTAGTCATCCCAATATTGATCCAGGACTTCGGCGGCTTTTTTGCCGTCTGTAATCATTTTTTCGTAGTTTTTTTGGGAGCTAGCAGTGGCTTTTTTGTTGGTGCCGCCATTTCCGGCAAGTATGGCTGCGGCCTCTTCTGCACGTCGTGCATTCCCGGCAGAGATGCGGGCTTGTTCGGTGATATTGTCGGCCGTCTGCTTTTTGATTGTCGTGCCCAAATTGGCCTGATCCTCAATCAATTTATTGAGGTACGCCTCGCTATCGGCAAACTGCTTCTGGTATTCAAGATTTTGCTTTGCGAAATACTCAAAACCCCTTTCGCTGTTGTCGATGCGGAGTGCAGCTCCTGGGCCATAGACGCCCATCCCGACAACAGTCGCAGCTTGCCCCGCTTTGGCCAGCACCATGTTCAGCGACGTTGCTATCTGCATGATGTCGAGCACTTCGCTCTTGATGACGCGAGCCCATTTTTCAATAACCGCTGTATTGTCCAGCTCCGCGTTTACGCCTTTGAGCGCGTCGGTATACGTGTCAACAAGCAGAACAAGGGCGGGCTGGAATATAGCGCCAACCTTGACCCTTGCGTCTTCTGAGTACCTGGCCGTGGACGCCAGCTTCTTGCCGACAGTGGTCAGGCTCTCCTCGTAAACCCCGGCAATGGTCGGAGCCTGGGCCAACACGGCGTTGAGGCGAGCCTGTGTCTTTTCCTGCTCCGTCAACTCTGTCGTGTTCTTTCCGAGCTGGTCAGCAACTTTTTTATAACTGTTTTCAAAACTTACGTTGATGCCGATGGTCCGCAACACTTCGACCTGTGCCGATTTTATGCCGTAGATCATCTGCTTGAACGCTTCTGAGGAATTCATATTGCCGACGACTGCGGCATCTTGTGCCATCCTCGCAAGCTGTGCGGCCTTGGAAAGGTCTATGTTTGCGCTGGCCATTGAGGCAAGGTTGTTGCGGCTCTCAAGGGCGGTGATACCCGTCTTGCGCAGGGATGCTTCAAACTGGTCCATCTCCGCGCGGGTGTACCCGGCATTGTTGCCGACCACGCCCATGACCACGCCAAGGGTGTCATAACGAGCGGCCAGCATGGACACTTCTTTGACCCCAGCGGCCAGAGCCCCCCCGGTAAAATACCCGGCAAAACCGGCAAGGGCCGTGTTCACAGTCAGGACCTGCCTGCGCATACCCTCCAACTCCGTGCCCATCCTGCGCCCGGCATCGGCCACGACTCCGGAGAGCTGGTCTTTGCCGCTGATAATGATCTGGGTCGTTGCAGTGCTCATGCTTTCCTCATGTGTTCAAGGGCTTCGCGTTCCAGCGCCCTGATCCTGCCGACGTTAGCGGCGTGCATCTCGACGCCCATGGCTTCTGCCACCAGCCACACGGCAGGGTAGTCCAGTCCGACGGGCCCGGACATGCCGACCCTCCATTGCGTCTGGACAGCAGCCCATAGACTCCACGCTGGCTCGTTGTCCGGCGCAAGCTCGGGACAACGGCCAGGACATGCCGCGCAATCCAGCGCCGTGACGGATTGCTTCGAGGCCTTGATACAGGCCTGGCAATAGGTCAGGCCGTCGCCGTGCCATCGCCAGACCTCAAGGAGTTTTTTACGGATGCCGGGCCAAGGATGGAGTAGTCTGCGGTGACTCGTGCCAAGTGCGCGGCATCGGCACCGGCCCACATGTCGAGAACTTCAGGGGTCAAATCCGGGTACGCCAGGCCGATGACCTTATCTTGGTACTCGGTTGCGGACAGATCGCCGGACATAAGGGAGCCTGCCAGGGCTTGGACTTCTTTGACCTGCTGCCTAGTCAGGGACTTGAGAGGATGAGTCTTGCCGCTTTCGGGGAGGATGATTTCATACATGATTGTCGCTCCTATGACTCGGACGATGGGACGGGGAGCGACTACCGCCCCCGCGTCCGCCACCGCCAGAGGGTGATGGTTATGCGTAGCTTTCGACAGCGTTGGTCAGGGTGACCACTACAGCCGATGCAGCAGCTGCGTTGGCGTAGTAGCCCTTGAACCCGAGCTGCTGCATGATACCAGCGGGACCGGTGATGCCCGGCGTCGTCAGCTCATAGATCAGCTCAGGGATTTCGATCTTGAGACTGTGCGTGCCCTTGGTAAACGTCACGGCCAGCGACGATTCGGTCAGCGCCGCGGCCTTGGCCAGCAGGGTAGTGTCGGCAAACATGGCCGTGAGCGATCCCTCGACTGCCACGATGCCCTCGGAGATCTCTCCGAGCACGCCGCCGCCGCCGACAACGTACTTGTCGGTCTCCAGTCCAAAGTTGAGATTGATTGCAA